CCGCATCCATTTCACCACCTTCCCATTCTGTTACGTACTCATCCCCCTGTTTACGAATTGGAACCCACCGAAACATATCATACTCATCAGGGAAAACCATCATAGCACAGGCATGTATACTCTGTGCTTTAGGAGCAGGCATAATCAACATTACTTCGTTAATCAAATCAGGGTGATCTAACACAAATTTTTTCACCCGGCTATGTGCACAAGCAATTTTAAATAAATCTTCGGGCTTTCGGTCCTTTACATCGAAAACTTTCATCATTTCATTCACTTCCTGAAATTCAAGCCCATACAACCGCGACATATCTTTTATTGCTGCCCGAAGCTGTAACGCACTATAAGTTCCCACAGAACAAACCTGATTCCACCCATAGCGTTCTTCCATATATTTTTTAACGCGGGGTCTATCTTCACCCGGATAGTCACAATCAATATCCGGCAAAGAAACTTTAACACGACCTGCATTCAAAAATCTCTCAAATAGTAGATTATAACGCATGGGGTCAAGCTTTGTAATTCCTAACAAAAACGATACAAGACACCCCCCTGCTGATCCACGTGAAATACCCGTCATAATACCATTACGATGGCACCAGTTAATAATATCCCACGTAATTAAAAAATAATCGATTGCTTCACCAAGTTTTATTACACCCACTTCCCTATCTATACGTTCAGCAATAGTCTCTTCACCCCATTCATCAAGTAATTCAGGATGACGTTCCAAACCAAGGTCTATAAGATGCCAAAAGAGATCCTCATTTGTTTCAAACTGAGCTGATTCCTCAGGTGTCATTTTATAACGCGGTAAATGACGCTTTTTCACATCAATGGTAAAATCCATCGCATCTGCCAAATCATTTAAAAGCTGAACAGCTTCTTCAAAACGATTATAAGCTTTTTCAACTCCAGCATCTGAATCAGGGAACATAGCCGCTAATTCCATAAAATACTGATCGTTTGTTTTAAAATACTGGTTATTGCTTTCATAGGCAGTAGTTCCACCGATACTATGCAGCCGGGGCCGAATACAACTGTATTCTTCATCTAAATACCATGCATCAACAGCCGCTACAGGAATTAATTCTGAATCATTAAAAAATTTTCTAAGATTCAGCAAATAATTTTTATCCCTTTCGTTATCTACATATTCACAAGGGTCTAACTGATACAAAGCTGCATCTATTTTTAACCCTTTCAGTTTGTCATAATCGGTAGTTTTAGGATCTAAAAATAAAATCAAATTTTCATTACCGTCAGTGATTTTCCTAAAATCATCAAGACCTATATACTTAGGATTGTCACAGTTAATAAATTTGTTAATAGTTAACAAATCCCTCCACCCTATTTCATTCCTAACATAAACCTTTACCGTAAAACGGTAATCGTTCTTTTCGTCAAGAACGGTACATTCCATACCAATAACACTTTTCAAACCATTTTTCTGACACTCTTCCTGAAATTTAAGTGCCCCGGCTAAAGTGTTTTTTTCACAAATACCTAAAGTATGAATTCCTAAAAATTTTGCCTTTTTACACCAGTCTGAATAAGTACCCGAACCAGAAGTAAGTTCATATTGCCCATGAACTCCCAAAAATACCTGAATAGGAAATTCCTGATTTGCCTGCCCTAAATATTTCAACCGAATCAATTTTACCGAATTTTCTGAACCCTTTGGGAGCATATAATAAACCCCTCCAAAACTAAAGGCATAATAATCACAATCTGTTTCAACAGACCCTTCGGAATTTCCTTTTCGGGCATCATCAGCAGGAACACCTACAAAATTAAAATCATCATCAAACAGTGCACCATCAAAAGCAGGTTTGTATAATTCAAAAGTCTTACCATCTATTTCAACAATAAAATCTGAAATAACATCATAAGACATTAAATTATCATCCAAGTATTTTAAAAAATTTTCCATACTAATACCGGGTAACAATGTTAATCAATTCAGCTGTAATATTATCTCCATCCTTAAAACCTTTGTTAATAAAATACCGGGCAAAATTTTCACTGACATGATCATTAATTTCATACCGGGGTGACTTGTAATCACAAAAAATAAACTTCACGTCTTTTGACATCATTTTACCTACGTTTAAAATAGCCACGACCTCCTCAGCAAAACGAACAGAACCAAACGCAATATCAGCTGTATATGCATCAAATTCATCCAATTTAACCCATTCCTCTGTTATTCTTTTGGCTGTCCAATCAGCCCACACTGCTGGTCCAGCTAATGTTTTTATATATTCTCCACAACGTTGTAAAAGTTGTCGTCCAGTCACCATCGAAGCATAAGGGGTGTCAGTTAATGGGTTAGTAGGAGTGGTAATCACCTGTCCGTTATTTTTCCAGTATGAATACGAATCACTATTAATGTCCATTTTAGCAGCTTTACCAGTTAAAATAAAAGCTAATGTTTCACGTATTCCATCACTAAAATCCCCATCAAGTGTTTTAATACCCTTAATAGTATTGGCACGTTTTAACTGATCTAATCTATATGATTTTCCACTGCCAATCGCTCCAATAAACCCATAAACAATTCCTTTATCCTTCATAAGTCATAATAAATTTTAAAATACTTTTAAAATAAGTCCAATTGTTGGAATACTCTTTAAACATTTCCTCACAGTTTTTTATCACTGCTTTCAGTTTACAGGTATTATTCCCCAATGCTTCTTCATTTTTACAAAAAATCCACAAATCTAAAATGTCACACATTTTAAACAGTAAAAACTGCATATGTGTCATATATTCCTTTAAAGCCTCATCACTATAACCCGATAAAGTAGAATCACTATTACAAATTTCTTTTTCAATTATGTGCCACGCCTCACGGGTTTTATCATTATAGCTTTTCACGCAGTGGTTTAAATCTCCTGTCACACTTTCTAAAAAGTCATGCATTAGCACCTTCTCAAAAACATTAATGTCATAAGAAATATTTTCCTCAGAAGCAAACCATCTGAAAAGCATTCCAACTACAAAAGAATGCTCTAAAAGATTGTAACCACGATGATGTGGTGTGTTGGGTAGCCGATGAATATCTTTCATCCCCAATAGAAGGCGTATTTTTTTGTCATTCATATTACTTAAATAAATCATTCAACAACGGGTTATAAAACTCAACAGGTTCTTTCAACCAATATCTTAAAAATACCCGACCCCAATCTAAAAATAATGGATTTAATGAACTGGTTAAATGTGCCAAAGCCTCTTCTTTACTGGTAATAATACCCTCCCGGCACGACTTTTCAAACTTTAAAAGAGCTTGAATATTAATATCAAATTCATCCAACGAAAAATGGGTATTGGGGTAAGTAAATTCTAAATGTGTTGCAAAAGATTCAATATCTAATTGCGCAATTTGTTTCACTAACGGCCAAAAATCCTCATACACATGTAAATTATCTACTTTGTGAAAATAGGAACCAACGGGCACGCCCACCATAGCAGCTACATATTCCTGCATCAAAGTAAAATTAAACACATTAACTGCTGAAAAACCCCAGATAACATCATTACTACGCATATCCACATAGCAATTCATCTTACCATTCACTACCATGAAATGAATAGAACGTGTGCAAGGAGTATCTTTTGTCACTAAAAGACCAGCTTTTCCATTTATTTTTGTTACTCGTGCATCAAAATCATCTGCCACGGGATCAGCTATACTGATAACCGCTTCACGGGTGTGAATGTCTTCATTAAACTTTTCAATCACAAACCGTAATTGATCAGTTTTTTCCTGACTAGAACCAATACCCGCACCTTTATACTGACGGTAAAAAGTATAATCTAAAAAATTATAATTCATAGCTTCATGGTTATCTCCAAATCTACGAATACGAGGCCCATATCCGGCACGCATATGCAAACCATCATCACTAAAATTTTTTAGATTTTTTACATAGGTGGCAGGCATTTCTAAATGATTGTCACCACTAGCAATCCAAAGGGATTCAACCCACCCCAAAGTCTTATTCCACTTTCTTTCAGGAATATGGATATATCGATTCGTAGGGTTTGTGATTTCTATTATGACTGCCGATGGAATTTCAAGACACTTAAAATTTCGTCTTTGTACCTCTATCCCGTTTCGGGATAAAGCCTGACATACGGCTATTAAAGCCGTATCTAAATTTTCTGTTTTTATATACATGGTTAATCTAATTTTACTCCCCATTTTTCAGGGAAAATATAACTAATTTTATTACGGCTTTCTGTATAAGTATGTTTGATTCTCTTGCCTTTAATCTTTAAATCTGACGGGTTTATCCCAGCTCCCCGACAATATTTATCAGTTTCACAAAAACAATTTTGTAAATCAATTAAAGTGGGTAAACGATTGGGTAAAGGGGTAAATTTCATACCCGTTTCTTTTTCAAATTTATAAAGAAGCTCTTCAAAATTTTTATGAACCCACTTAATAACTCCTACATAATCACACTTTCTTGCGTCCTGAAAAGTTCTTTCAATTCCACGAATTGAACCGGGTCCAGTTATAACAAAATCATTTTCTGAAAAATTAAATAAGGGGCTGTAATTCATATCTATGGCAAATTGCTGAGCAGTAAAATCCCCATGAATTCTCATTTTCCGAAAAGTGGTATATAAATCTTCCAAACTTTGTGCTTCTAAAAAATCATATAGATGTCCATTCTGGAAAATTTCATCATCCCAAATCCGAAAATGAGCACGGTGTTTACTCAAATGTTTTATGTAAGCATATTCTGGAAAGGGATAAAAGAAACATCCTATGATATAGGCATCTCCATAAATAAACACACCCTCCTTTATTTTTTCATCTAAAAACTTAGCAATATTTTCAAACCCTGTTTCATAGGTAATATCACCAAATTCCTTTTCAAGCAAATCCCAGGTTTCACACTTGTTAAAATGCTTAAAAAGCAAAATTCGAAAAAACATATCTTCCGGTTCATACTGCTTGCCATTATAAATAACACGCCGTATTAAATACTGGCTTACTCGGTCAAGACATCGGTAAACATTAGTAAACTTAAAATTATTTAGAATTTCATCCTCTGTCCATGGGGCGGGTTCACCTTTATATTTACGCCAAAAGATGTTCATACGTTCACAAATCCAATACAAATACCAAGCAAAATTATCATTAGGAAGTGGGATGCTTTTTGTTTTCATTTCTTTAAATTTTCAAAAGAATTCTTTTCAATATAATCTTTATTTTTCTCACAGTACTCACGAAAATTCTCACAGTACTCACGAAACCCAAAATAATCTAAAATATGTTCTCCACAATCTTCAATAGAAGAATCATAGGGATGGTAAAGAATGACAACGTTTCCTCCAGCTGCATTTACATCTACAGCCTCTTTTTCCGCTACTTGCCAATCATTTTCAAATGTATGACGTTTACCCCACATGGCTTGACCAGAATTTGGCTTACCTGATCGTAATTCTATTCTTCCCTGATACACATCCAACTGATCAGGTTCATAGCAATACCTAAGATGAAGTATATTACTAAACCCTAAATTTTGGCTCAAATAATGTGGTCTATAACGCCACGAGGCCGTCATTCCAGAACCCTCCATTAATACATTAATGCCCTGACTTGAAATATCCCGTAAGAGAGCACAAAGATTGTTAGCACTTCCAAGTTTACCCGTTACTGAATCTAACCCCTGCCAGCGTTTTATGCCCCCCTTTTCATAAAACTTGCCAAAAGCAATTAAATTGAAAGATTCACAATAAATGCCTATTTCTTTCTGCTTACCATCGATAACAGCTGTATAGGGGATAAACTTCTCACCAATCGATTCAAGCCAAGAAAGAAAGAGGCAAACCCGTGTGGATTTACCGCTTCCTGAGATTCCCTTCACTAAAACAATAGCAGGACCTGTCATACCTTATTTCTTTTTGGTGGTTTTCTTCGGTGCTGCTTTTCCGGCTGCCTCTTCATACAATTTAAGGGCCGTTACACGTTTTTTAATTGGTTTTTCATCCCCAAATTTCACCATACATTTTTCTTTTCCATCACCACTCCGATACAACCGAACAATTTCACCCACATCGGTGCCTTCTTTCAAAGTCACTTTTACTCCAACTTTCATTCCCGGCATTTCTTCTGATTCATCAATATTTTGTCGTTTAGTCTGGCGCGGTTCATCCTTTTTATTAGAATGCTCTTTTGCCATCTTACGGTCAACTCGTGATGGGGTTTTACGGTTTTTCTGGCGGGCATCAAATTCCTTCTCAGCCTTTTCAAGGCGGGCTTCCTCTTCGGGGGTTAACTGATCATTTTCAGTTTCAACTTCACCATCAGTTTCAACCTCTGATGTAGCTTTCTTTTTATCAGCAGCTTTTTCCTTAGGAGCCTTCTCAGCCTTTTCAAGGCGGGCTTCCTCTTCGGGGGTTTCATCCTTTTCAACTACTTCCTGCTTCTTTTTTGGAACAGATTTTTTGATTGGTTCAGCAGCTTGTTCTGAAAGATCAACACCTTTCTTTTTTAACAAATCAGTAGCCACTTTCACCTCTACTTCTGTAGAATCCGGGTTGTTAACAACGGTCAACAATTTTTTTTCATCGTAATTCCGAAACTTCATTCGGACTGTTAAAGCATTTACAGCCATATTCTTAATATTTAAATTGGTTAATTGTTTTCGTTTGACAATGCAAATATAATGGATTTATTTAAATCTGAAAAGATTTTCGGAGATAATTTTCCCTAAAATTTTCCAGAATGCCCAAACCCCCCATCTGCTCTTTGAGTTTCAGTTAATTCACTCACCAATCCCACTTGGCAAATTTCGGCGTGTTCAATTTTATTGATAACCATTTGACAAATTCTTTCACCATCTTCAATCACAGCTTCTTTATCACTCAAATTGATTATAATCACTCCGATTTCACCTCTATAGTCGGAATCTATAGTTCCAGGGGTATTTAATACTGTTAAACCTTCTTTCAAAGCCAACCCGCTACGGGGACGGATTTGTGCTTCATATCCCTCGGGTAATTCAATAAATAAACCTGTAGGGATCAATTGACGACCTAGTGGAGGTAACACTACCTTACCATCAGGTAAAAATGCCCGTAAATCCATACCAGCAGATTCTGAAGTTTTGTAACTAGGCAATTCATGCCCACTACAATTAA